ATACTTACGAGCAGACCATGGTATCAGAGCGAGCAATGAAAGTCCATCACTTGCGACACACGAAAAATCGTGCTGCCAAGCTGGGCGTGCCATTTGACCTCGCGGCTGATGACCTGGAATTTCCGACCATCTGCCCGATGTTGGGGATCCCTTTGGTACGAGGAGGCGGTTACGGCGGGACTGATAACAGTCCTACGATCGATCGAATCATCGGATCACTAGGGTACGTCAAAGGAAACGTGCAGGTCATCAGTGCCAAAGCGAATCGCATGAAGCAAAACGCATCAGGCGAGGAACTCATGAAAGTGGCTCAGTACGTCATGCAAATGGAAGCTGGTCACAAGCAGATCACGGAGAGAGCATGACCAAGCAGCTGTACGAAGAGGCGCTAGCCGATGTCAAGAAGGTCAAGCAAGTGGCCGAAGACAACGCCAAGCGTGCCATCCTCGATGCCGTCACGCCTCGGATCCGGGACTTCATCGACCAGGCGATCCTAGCAGAGCACGGCGACGGTGACGGCGACTCTGACGATGGAATGATCCCACCTCGTGCTCCGAGCCCTCCGCTTGGAGCAGGCGCGGCACCTGCCGCACCCGGTGCAGTTGCCCCGGGAGGCGAACTGATGGTCGACCTGGTGGCAGCAGATCCGAACGCTCGCGTTCCGGTCGACGCCGCTGGTTCTGCCGCAGCGATCACGCCGCCCGACGCCGAAGGAAAGGTGACGCTGGACATTGACGCACTGTGCTCGACCGAGCCTGGTGCCCCCGTCCCGCCTCCCATGTTCGGTGAGCCGGCGCCTAAGCCGGAAGAGGCAGAGTACGAAATCAGCCTCGAGTCAATCGACGCCCTACAGCCCCTTGCCAACGCAGCCAAGAAGCCTGCGCTGTCATCAAAGGACATCGTGGGTCGGATCAACAAGATCAACGAGAGGGTTAGCCTCTTCGGGAAGGCGAGCAAGGCCGTTCGCTCCACCCCGGCCTTCAGCGAGCAAATCGTCAAGATGATTTGCCGTGTGGAGGATATGTATGACTACGTGCAGGAACAGGTAGCTGACCCTGCAAAGAAGAGCTCATACGAGACAATGCTCGAGGCCAGCTTCAAAGACCTCAACAAACTCCAGGAGTCAACGACGATGTCGCAGAACCGCAAGCAGGGACAGATGAACGAAGCAGACGTCACGCTCAAGCTGACGGGTCTGCCTGACGACATCGACCTCGACACCGTCGGAGTCGACCTCATCACTGGTGAGGAAGAGGGCGAAGAGGGAGCCGAAGGCGGAGACGCTGGGATGGGCGACCTCGACTTGGGCGGCCAACAGGGCGGCCAGGGACAAGAACAGGAGCAGCAGATGGAAACGCGCAGACTGAGTGACGACACGATCGTCGAGATCGACGAAAAGATGCTCCGACGTGAAATCGCTCGGATGCGTAACATCCGCGAAGACCACACCGGCACCGGTGGATCCGAGACGAAGGCACAGTCATGGGGCAATGGTCCCGACCACTTCGATTCGTTCGGCGGTGGCAAGGATGATGGCGAGCCGACGGACGCAGAGATCGTCGACAAGTCGCCGGCTCCGGGAGCACTTCCCCTCGGTGAGGCCGATGAAGACCTCGACGAGCAGCAGCAGGACATGGACGAGGCTCAGGACCAGGATGACCTGGACGAGCAGCAGGACCAGGACGACCTCGACGAGATGTCGATGCCGCCGGCACCCGCCGCCATGGACCAGGGCTACGGAATGGACGAGCTCGACCAGCTCGACCAGATGGGCAACCGCTCCAAGAAGAGCATGTACGGCGACGAAGTCGCTGACGGTCACGAGACCGAGACGTGGGACAAGCGTCGCCACGAGGGCCTCAAGCGCCTGGGCTTCGAGAAGAAGCTGCAGGAGCGTGCAAAGGCCCGTGCTTCGGCCCTGAAGAAGGAAGCCGCAGCAGCCAAGGCGAAGAAGAACGCAAAGCGTTTCGCCGAGGTCAAGAAGGAGTACCAGGTCGTCGCCCAGCGGTTCAACGAATCGGTGGCACGTACCAAGAAGGTTCAGCAGATCGTGGCTCAGGCCACGAAGAAGCTGCAAGAGGCCCGCTCGAATAGCGGTACTGCACGGCCAGCGGAGACTGAGGCCGTCGATTCTCTCCGCAAGAAGTTGGCAGAAACGAATCTGTTCAACGCGAAGCTCCTCTACACGAACAAGCTTCTCCAGAACGAGCAGCTGACCGCACGCCAAAAGGCGCAGGTCATCAAGCAGCTCGACACGGCGAAGACGGTTCGAGAGGCCAAGCTGGTCTTCGACAGCCTGTCCAACACGTTGGCAGGATCTGCACCGAAGGCCGTCAACGAGAGCCGCGACCGTCAGGTCCTCGGTTCTGGTTCAAGGGCGACCCGTCCTGCATCGACCCAGCAGACCCTCAATGAGGGCTACGAGGCCGAGCGGTGGGCGCAGCTAGCAGGCATCACCAAGCGGTGAGCCACAGGATTCGGTTTTCGCCAACTACTTAGAGAGAGACACAGGAGAAACTCAGATGAAGTTCTTCACAATGGAACAGCTCGCCCAGGGCATCAAGGAGCGACACGTCGGCGCAGAACGGGCTCGCCTCGTCGAGAAGTGGAGCCGCACCGGCTTGCTTCGCGGCCTGGACGGCTACAAGCGTGAGACGATGGCCCAGCTCCTGGAAAACCAGGCAGCACAGGTCCTCAAGGAGTCGAACTCCCTGTCCACCGGCGGAGCGAACGTCGCCTCGTCTGGTCAGATCCAGGGCTTCTCCAACATCGCCTTCCCGATCGTCCGCCGAGTCTTCGGTGGCCTGGTCGCGAACGAGCTGGTTTCGATCCAGCCGATGAGCCTCCCGTCAGGCCTCATCTTCTACCTCGACTACACCTACGGCAGCAACGTCGGTGGCAACGCAGGCGTCGGCCTGTCGAATGCAGCCACCTTCGAGACCTACCAGCGTGGACAGTCGATCTACAACAACCCAACGGGCCGAGGCATCCAGTCAGGATCGCTCGCCACGGGTGGTATGTACGACCTGGTCAACGTCGGGTACACCAAGGTGCACTCGGGCAGCGTCACTGTCTCCGGATCGAACGTCAACGTCGGCGCCTTCTCAGGCCCGAACGGTGCCTTCCTCGCCGGTGCGACGGTCGCAGCCTCGACGGACTTCTCGGGCACCAACGCCCGCCTCCTGAACTTCGATCCGCAGATCGAGGTTGACCTGCAGCAGCAGCTGCTGAACGTCGCATTCGTCCACCTGGACGTCTCGGCAATCGCAGCCGGCATCCCGCAGGGCGACTTCCTGGCGGTCGAGCAGATCGCGCTGTTCGGCTTCGCAGCCCTCAACGGCTCGGTCGAGTGGACGACCAACTACCAGTCAGGCAAGGGTGTCCTCAACCTGCGCCGGCTCAACAAGCGTGGCAACCTGAGCGGCGGCGTCTTCACGCCGGCTCCGCTGAACGGTGCCCAGATCCAGTTCGTGGTTCGCCTCACCCCTGGTGGATCGACCCCGAGCGTCACCGGCCTGACCAACACGGTCACCATGGCCCTCGCTGACGGCCTCACCGGCACGGCAGGCGACGGCGGCGGCATCGGATCGACCCTGACGATTCCGTCCTTCGAGTCGGACTTCTCGGTGACGCCTTCACCGGCCATCCCTGAGATCGACATCAAGATCGAGTCTCTCGCCATCACGGCAACGACCCGCAAGCTCCGTGCTCGCTGGTCGCCGGAGCTCGCACAGGACCTCAACGCGTACCACTCGATGGACGCTGAGGTCGAGCTGACGAGCATCCTGAGCGAGCAGATCGCTCTCGAGATCGACCGCGAGATCCTGAACGACCTCGTCACCGAGGCCAACGGCGCGAACATGTACTGGAGCCGCGCTCCGGGCAAGTTCGTCAACAAGCTGACGGGACAGCCTGTCACGCTGAACACCTCACTGAGCATCGGTCCGCAGTTCACCGGTACGGTCCGCGAGTGGTACGAAACCCTCACGGAGACGATCATCGACTGCGCGAACACGATTCACCGCAAGACGCTTCGCGGCTCCGCGAACTTCATGGTCACGTCCCCGGACGTCTCCACGATCCTGGAGTCCTCGATCCTCTACAAGCCGAAGTACTCGATCGACGGCGAGGGCCAGGTTGGCTCTCCCTTCACGATCGGCGCCGAGGCGATCGGAACCCT